GTAGTGGAGGCTGAGTTTCCAAACTTCGAGTTGCAGCAGGTTCAATATGATGCTATGACAGTGACCGGCCAGTTGACTTTGAGAACATTCTTTCAAGAACCGTATCCAGGAGATGCTTTCTTGCCCAGTACTTTTCCGGGGGTGTTTTAGTATGCTAGACGTTCGGTCGTATATAGGTATTCCGTTTAAGGACTTCGGTAGGGATCACAACGGAGTGGACTGCTGGGGGTTGTTGCGATTGATTTATAAGGAACAGTTAGGAATCGAGTTGCCCAGCTATGTGAGTGAATATAACAGTACGGAGGATGCCCAACAGTTAGGCTCCCTTATATTGTGCCATCTACCCGAGCAGTGGAGACAGGTCCCTCTTGGGCAGGAAGTACCAGGGGACGGTGTTCTCCTTCGCCTTCAGGGTATGCCGATGCATGTGGGGGTGGTAGTCAAGCCAGGGTGGATGATCCACGTTCATAAGGGAATCGACACTTGCCTGGAGAGGTACGATCAGGCTAAATGGAGACTGCGAATTACGGGAATCTACAGGCACGAGGGAATGAGGTAAGATGAATCTCCTACCAGTACCATACAAACCACTTGAAGTCACCGTCCTGCCAAATCCTTTCAGTATGCGGAGGGAAGTCAGAGCGGTTCCTGCGGGTTTGACGATTCGCCAGGTGGTACAAAGCGTGGTCGGTTCCGCCGGGCATGCCGTGGTGTTGAGAGGAGACGAACCCGTACCGGAGGCCCGATGGAATGAACCTCTGCTTCCTTCTGATCATTTAATTGTCAGAGCAGTTCCGCGCGGCGGAGGTGGTGGAGGTGGCGGGAAGAATCCGTTGAGGATTATATTGACAATAGTGGTAATGGTAGTTGCCCCCATTCTAGGACCGCTCATCGGCGGGTGGCTTGGTGCTCAGATGGGATTGGGCCTATTGACTACCACGGGAGCTGCGGTTTTTACGGGACTTACCATGGCGGTCGGAATGTTGGTTGTAAACGCCATTGCCCCTCCTCCAAAGCCTGGTAGTTTGTCCATGAGAGCAAGTGGTCTTCCTGCCATCGCAGGAATTCAACAAGCCGCAGGGAGTAGATCCGCTATTGAACAAAGCCCTTCTCTGTCTGGTGGGAGGAATCAGAGCAATCGATATGGACCTGTCCCGAGAGTGTTGGGCACACACAAGATTATTCCTCCGTACGGGGCCAGTCCTTACACCGAGATAGCGGGGAACGATCAGTACCTCAGAATGTTGTTTATACTCGGATATGGTCCTTTGCAAGTCTCGGATCTGAAGATTGGAGAAACACCGATAGATGACTTTGCCGGGGTCGAGTACGAGATCAGGCAGGGATTTGAGAGTGATGAGGCTCTGACCTTGTACTCAAACGACGTTGATGAGGAGGCGTTGTCGGTGTTGTTGTCCAGCGCGGATGGATATTCCCAGCGGACCACGGCTCAAAGTACGGATGAAATTTCCATAGATATTACCTTTCCGAACGGGTTAATCGAATTTGTGGAGAACAGAAGTGAGAACCAGACGAGTTATGTAAATCAAGAAACGGGGCAAATCATCACGGAAGGGGAACTGCTGGATCCCGAGTTGCCGCGAACGGTGGTAGTAGAATGGGGATACAGCCCGGCGGGACAGGATAATTGGACCACCTTTCAGATTACTACCACTGCCAAGACAGGGAAGACCTTGAGGGTTAATAGGAGAGTCAAGGTTGATAACGGACAATACGACGTTCGAGTGAAGCGAATAACAGCGGACACGAATTCCTCCCTGATCTCAGATAAGGTATATTGGTCTGCCTTACGCAGTATTCATTACAGAGATCCTGTTAATTTGTCCGGGATTGCCAAGGTGGCTGTCAGGATAAAGGCTAGTGATCAGCTACAGGGAGTGGTGGACACCTTCTCTTGTGTTTGTACCAGTCTGGTCGATGACTATGATTCGGATACCGGGCAGTGGGTTGCTCAACAATCTACGAGCAACCCCGCCAGCCTGTATAAGGAGGTATTGCAAGGAAGTGCCAACAAACGGGCGTTGTCCGACTCCGAGGTCGCCTTGGACAATCTCGCTGAGTGGCATCAATTCTGCGAGGAGAATGGGTTTACTTATAACGGTGTGATAGACTATCGGACCAGCGTGGAGGAGATCCTGTCGGAGATAGCAGCAGCAGGAAGGGCAAGGCCTGCTATGGTGGATGGGAAATACGGGGCGGTGTGGGATAGAGAACAGACTGTCCCCGTCCAGCATTTTAGCCCTAGAAATTCGTGGGGTTTCAGTGCAAAGAAGCATTTCCTGGATCTGCCCCACGCATTCAGGGTCCGGTTTCCCAACGCCGAGAAGGATTGGAGGGAAGACGAAAGAATAGTATACGACGATGGGTATGACGAGACGAACGCCACCAAGTTTGAGCAGTTGGAATTACCAGGGATAACTGATCCTGATTTGGCTTGGAAGCACGGCAGGTATCATATCGCATGTGCTCGGTTACGTCCTGAGGAATACTCTTTCTTTTGCGACGTGGAAAACTTGGTGTGTACCAGGGGAGACCTGATCCGAGTAACCCATGACGTTCCTATGTGGGGCCTTGGTTGGGCCAGGGTCAAGGAGGTCCAGGATGGCGGAACTTATGTTACCGGGGTTACGCTTGATAATAAAGTTACCATGGAAGCGGATAACATCAGATGGCTCCACTCTTCTTGTCAGCCTGGTCACCCAACAGGGGAGCACCTATTCCGTTCAGTTTAGTTCTCAAATCCCGGTTGCGGACGGTCCTGCGGTAGGTGATTTGGCGTTGTTTGGTTTGACGGGTTCAGAAAGTGCGGAACTGCTTGTACGATCAATCGAGCCGGGACCGGATTTGACCGCCAAACTTGTATGCGTGGACTATAATTCGGCGGTGTACTCTGCGGATCAGGGGGACATTCCTGACTTTGATAGTAATATCACCCTGCCTTCAGATGTCTTGCAATCCGTGGGGATTCCTATCATTGACAATATCAAGAGTGATGAGAGCGTGTTGGTCCGTGGATCCGACGGTTCCCTTTTGCCGAGGATAGTGGTGGAGTTTCAGTACAGGGAAGGGCATTTGTTTGATCAGATAGTCGAGACCCATATCGATTATAGGAGAACAGGCACCGAGGAGGATTGGTCACGGTATGTTCCTTTCGCTTCGATCACGGATGTTAATGAGGGAGAGACGTTCGACATAAGATGTCGGTACAAGGTCGCTGATGGTAGAGTCAGTGGATGGACCTCGGTTCGAACCCACACCGTGGTAGGTAAGAGTACTCCGCCACCGGATGTTCCTAGATTGTTTGTAGATAACAGTACGGGGTATCTGTATTGGAATTATCCGAGCCCTCCGGCGGACTTCGCTGGTTTCCGAATTCGGCATCGGACGGGTTCCTCTAGGAGATGGGAGGATGCCACCCCGGTTCATAGTGATCTCATTAAGGCTTCCCGGTTCCCTCTGTCCTCTATCCCTACGGGTAGTGGGGTACAGACGATAATGATAAAGGCGGAGGATGTGGCAGGGAATCAGAGCGTCAATCCGACCGCCGTCGTTTTGAATCTTGGTGACCCCGTAACGAGCAATGTTATAGAGACAGAGGATTTCGGCGCGCAGGGGTTCCCCGGCACCATTATCAATGGGTTGGTCGATAATGGAGAGCTGAAAGCAGATGGAGTGGGGGTTGCGTTTTGGATCGAGAACAGTAAGGCTTTCTGGTCAGACGACACTTCCTTGTTCTGGACAGGCGGTTACAAGAGAATGAATTACATTACTGGTCGGGAGCAGGAGAGGTTGTTCTGGTCCGCGGATTCGGAGGCTTTCTGGTCCGGAGTGGATACTTCTCTATTTTGGTTGTCCGAGACGATCACCTTGCCTGGTTTCGTTCCGGATATCCAATACGCAGGAGGCTTGATCTCCTTGGACTACGACATAACCGCAGATCCTTATTGGATAACATACAGAACATCCGGGTCCGGTCTTTTCTGGTCTGGTCTTACGTCA